AATGTAGAAGATGAAAAAATGAATGTAGAAGAAAAAGATGAAGAAGAATTATACAATAAATATCTCTCTGATATAACATTGAAATATTTAATGAATAAACAGGATTATGAAAAATATTTAAATGATAAAACATTTTCAACAGATAATAATAATGGTCTAAGCAAAAAAGATATCAAATTTTACAAAAAAAGAATATATGATTTAACAAAACAGTTATTAATTGATAATAATAATATTCCTATAGATATTGTAAAATCATTTAGTAATTATTTAAAATTGACAATAGAATATTTCAAAAGTTTAGATAGAAATGATATTCTTCAGGAATATTACGAAGATATAAAAATAAGTAATGAATTATTTGATAATATAGATTTTAATGATAATACAGGATTGAATGATAATATAGGATTTAATGATAATATAGGATTTAATGATAATATAGAATTTAATGATAATATAGAATTGAATGATAATATAGAATTGAATGATAAAGTATTAATGCGTTCAATTAAACCATCAAATAATTATTCTTTATTAAATAATTTTGTAAAAATTAAAAGTCTTAAATCACAAAAAAATGAAATATTACCTTTAAGAAAAAAGATAAATCTTAAAGATCCTAAATTGAAGAATAAAGGTATTCGTAAAAAGAAAAATATCAATAATAAATATGATGAAAAATATGACGAAAAAGAGGAAAACAAATAAGAATATACGAATGATGAAGAGAAAAAATACCAGAAAGATAATAAAATTAAAGTGTAGTCCTTCAATAAATAAAAAAGAATATAGTTGTTTAAGTGATGAAGCTATTTATAAGTTCAAAAAAATATGGAATAATCGACATCCAGATGATTTAATAAAAACAAGTGTAATAAAGGATATATGGCTTCAAATTAAAGAAAAAATGGAGAATGTATGTAATAAAGAAAGTTGCTGGTTAAAACAAAATTTTGTCAATGGAAAATTGAATAAAGAACTTGAGAATTCTTTTGCGCCATTAGCACCGGTTGAATGGAAAAAAAACCCAAATGAATGGTTATCTAGTATAGACATAAACAAAGTAATGAAGCAATATGAGAAAACATATAAATGTTTTGAGTTTATTGGTCCTTCTCCAATTGATTACGATACGCGGAAATTATATGGAGAATGTGTATGGGAAGAATTATGTCATTTCAGTTTAGAAGATAAAATAAAAGAAGGTAAATTTAAGATAGGAGTAATATTCAATCTAGATCCGCATTATAAAAGCGGAAGTCATTGGGTTTCATTATTTATAAATATTAGAAAAAAAACCATATTTTATTTTGATAGCACTGGTGAAAAAATTCCAAACCAAATAATGAAACTAGTAAATACTGTAATAGAACAAGGAAATAAATTAAAAACGCCAATTAAGTTTTCATTTGACCAAAATTATCCAGTAGAACATCAATATGGTAATACTGAATGTGGTGTATATAGTCTTTTTTTTATTACACATATGTTAGAAGATAAAATAACAAGTCATTATTTGAAGACACATATATTGAAAGATAAGTACATTGAAAAGTTCAGAAAGGTTTTTTTTAATGATGAATTATAATATATTTATTAGTATAAAAAAAACATAAATAATAATTCGTAATAAATTTATGGCAAACGAATTTTTAAATAAAGAAAATATTGAAATGATTTGGGAACTTATTTTAGATGAGAATTTAATTAATAATTTAAATCAAAACCAAAGTTATTATAAACAAATATTTTTAGATGAATGCAAAAAGTTCTATGATAGAGAGAGATTTAATCATCCAAGTCTTTTAAGTATAAATAAAGTTTTTATTACAGAAATAATTATAATATTGAATAACATAAATGTAAGTAATAATAATCCAATTACTTATCAAGAAATAAAAAACAATAAAATAAGTAGTTTTGATAGAGAATTAGAACAAAAAAAGAATGATTTTACTAATTTAATGACAATAAATATTCCAGAAAAACCGAAATTTAATATAGATATATCAGATGAACCTATTAGTGAAATGGAAGAATTAATTAAAAGAACACTTGAACAACGTAATTTTGATATTGAAAGAATACAAGAAAATTTAAATAAGGATGTAAATGCGGATTTTTTGAAAAGTCAAGAGACATCCATTAAAACCGAAAAAATAACCAAAGGTATTTTAAAAAATGAAGGTATAAAATATATAAAAATAGATAAAACTCCATTGGATAAAAGAGATAATGGTTTTGATGTAATCGATTTAAATAACAAAAAGAAAAATATTTCTTGGTCGGATAATGAAATAAAAGAAAATAATATATTTTCAAAATTGAAACAATTGAATAATGAAAATAATAAAGAGAGAGAGTTAATGAGTTTTTTAATAAATAAATTTGATGAATTGAATTTGAAAATAGACAACATAAATACTTTAATAAAAAGCAAAAATAACTAAACATATTTTCTTTGTAAAAAATAGTATCCATTGTTTTTTGCTTGTTCTACAGTATTATAACATTCGTGCATAAATAACCGGTCATTTATATGTTTTGTTCTATTATTAATAAGCATTTTATATCTAGGTTTATTAAATATTGAAGCATATACAACTTCTTCAGGAAAATAAGATAAAAATGGTAATCCCAATTCAACCATTTCATAATATTCTGAAACAAAATCATCAATCAAAAAATAATTAAAATTTAAACCGAATACTATACTACAAATATTTTCATCATTTCTGATATCTTTATTAGTAATATTATTCAATAATTCGATTGTTTCTGGAAATACTGTATGGTCATATGGTTCAAATAATCCAGGAGGGAAAGTTCTAAACAATATATGGTCTTTGTTAAGTACATCAAATAATTTTTGTGGGTTGTTTACTGCATAACACGCGGAATCAATCCATATAACTTTTTCAAACCCTAATTTTTGCGCTTCTAACATCATAAATATTTTAAAACAATATGGAACACAAACAAATTTCATTTCTATTCCAGATGGATTTGGAAAACCGCCGTTGAATAAATAGAAATGACCGTTAAAACCGACATTTTCTAATGATTCTTTAATATTCTGTGAAGCATTAAACCGTGAGTCATTAATAATCGTACAACAAACAATGCAATTCTTTCCATCACCACCATTGCCAATTTTCCAAAGTCTTTTTGAAGGTAAAATATTGTTTGAAACATCAACCAATATTTGTGTTGTTTTATCACAACGTTTATGTATAAATTCAAATGATGTATTGAATTGTTTATTTTTAGGATATATTTTTTTAATTAATGAACTGATTACTTCCTTTTTATCTTTTACTTTATTTTGTATTGATATCATTTCATCAATTGTATAATCTAGTTTATCTTCAATATTTATTTTAAATGGGTTATTCAATGTTTCAAAATAATTTTCCATATATTTATATATAATTAAAATCTTTTAAATATAAATAAAATTGATTATATTTTTTTTTGTTAAAAATAATATAATCAATATAGTAAATATAAAATGAAGCAAAGTATTCTCGCAATTGTTTTCATAAATTTAATACAAATTACACAGTCATTTACATTGGGTTCATTTTCAAAAATAAGTATAAAAAGTAATAAAAGAATTAATTCTATAGATAATGATATTGAGGTTGATATTGGTTATATGGACCACGGAGAAGTTGAATGGGAAAATTTTTCAGAAGAAAAATGCAATATGAATTATAATTTCCAATGTTGTAGAAATGATGTTACTACAATAAATAATAAATCAAGACAACCTAAAATAACTGAAAAAATATATGATAAAAATGGTATAAATTATGATAATATTGAGAAAAATTTTGATGAAAATGCTAAAAATAAATATATAAATACTTTAATATTTAAATTATATATATTAATAAACAAACAATTTTTAAACCTTGACACATTTATCAGCGAGTTTGTTCAAATGTTACAGGATGAAATAGTAAATGGAAAAATAAATTCAATTCATATTTATACTGTTTTTATAATAGTCTTTAATTATAAAAAGAATATTTTGGATATTATAGATAATAATAATGAAATCAAAAAAAATTTGGATTATAAGAAAATGAGGGAAATTAAAAGAAATATTAGTTCTATTTTATTAATATTTACATTAATATTATTTAAAAATGTTGATTTTGTTGAATAGAAGTGAGAGATAATATTTATTGTTCTTTAAATTGGAAAATAATATATATATATGGTGGGTTTCCTTTCTCTCACATTATATTTTACAATAAATTCTTGAACAAATAATTTCCATCAGACATTTTTTCAATAGAACCAATCAATACAGGTTCAACTCCTGGAACTTCTAATGCTCTTTTATAACTATCTAAATCATAGAGATACCCTTTATTATTATCAATTTGTCTAAAAATATATTTTTTATCTAAATATTTATATTCAATTCCTCTCCATTCAATCACTTTACGATTAATTTTTGCCAATAAATCAGGTTGTTCATTTTTAATATAAGGATTATATGAAAACTGGTCATAAGAAACATCTCCAAACTGTAAACATTTTAATTGTTCATTGGATCCACTCTTTGAGTAAATTGCACAATCAATGGATGCTTCTTTAATTGCCGTAGTTAATTTCGTACTAATTTCCTCTTTAATAAGAGATATTTCAAACAATGACTCATCACTTGTATATGGAATATGATTTCCATCATACATTCTTTTACTCAAATCTTTTCTTTTCAATTCAATAGAGGCATCACTCAATAGTTGTTCATTCGTAAATTTCATTAAATATAGAAAAACATCAACAGATTGTAATTCATCTGGTAATTCTCGATGACTACAAATACGCCTGGCTCTTCCAACGACTTGTTCTACACGCGCCGGATGCCAATAAGGTTCCATAATATGCACATATCTAGTATTTCTTAAATTAATACCTTCTGAACCAGATGCAGTAATCATAAATACTTTTATAACTTCACCTAAATTATTATTATTTGATATTTCCTTCAGTTTATTAGATAATGAAGGAGACAATTCATCCCAATTTCCATTATAAATCTTCAATACAAATTCCTTTTCTTCTGCTGTTTCTGTTCCAGTATAAAGAGCAAATGTCGGTTTACCTTTATCTTCTTCTGAAATATCAATATCCCATATACCAGAAACATCCTTTTTAATTTTAAATTCAGCAAACCCATTTTCTTCAAGAACCATTTTGAAAATACCGATACCTTCAAGAGTTCTAAATTGACTATAAACTAAATGCAACCCTACATTTTCAGGGTTTTCTATATTTTCAAGAATATTTAAAAACTTAGGACTATAAATTTCTAATCCTTCAGGAGACAAATATTTGGATGCGTTATCCTTGAGTTCTTCTAGTGCTCTTTTAATTCTTTTATCATAATCTTTATCTGCCAATTTATTAATAACATCTTCAGCTTCGATTTCACCTTCTCTTTCTTCATCATCTGTTTTATCTGTTTCTTTAATAACTTCCTTATAAATATCTTCTATATCATCGTCATTTGCTTTAACTTTTTCTTCTTTTGGTAAAGGTCTTCCAATACTTTTAGGCATAATAAAATTGCAATATAATCTTGAAAAAATACGATAGGTTGATGTTGGTTCCTTATAAACACCACCATCCCCAGTTGGTTGTCCTTTTTTCTTTTTATTTGAAGTCTCTTGTTTTCTTTCCTGTGCTCTAGCATTTTCATAAACGTGAAACTGTTCGTCACTCATTGGAATTTTAATAATATGAAAATGTTTTATTTTTTCATATCTAGGCAACAGTTTTTCCTGTGCACTTCTAAAATAAGATGTTAAACCCATAATTCTTCTTTTTAGTAATTCATCATTTTTTACATTATTATCTTTAATAAACCAACTAGAAAATTCATCTAGTCTATCAGGTAATGCTTTATTCATTATAAGTTTAATAGATGAATTAAATACTTCAATATTATTCATATTCAAAATACGAATTATTCTTCTTTCAAACTCGGCATCACTTATTATACCTCTTTCCTGTAAAACAACCGCACCTTTTTCATTTTTCACATCTTTAGGTTCATTTGTAACACCTTTGTAACGATTCTTTTTATCAACTTTATTTTCAAAACCAAAAGGGTTGCGTGTTATTGTTAATATCTTGTTTGAAGATGAATAATCTAAGAAATCGTGGTTTTTTTCTTTAATAAACATTTCTTCTAAAACCTCTTTATTTATCTTTTGTGACGATTTAATATCCAATGGTATCTCCCAAGTTTTTATGTAACCTCGCAAAATATTGAAAAGTATTCCAACTTCATTTGGATAGTTAATAATCGGTGTTCCAGTTAATAAAACTATTCGTGCATTTTGTGCCGACATAAGCATTTCATATAAAATTAATGCAATGTTCTTGTTTATCTTCTCTCTTTTACCTGTTTTTTCATCAATAGAAATTTCTTTTTCTTTTGAAATTTTATTTACAATACGACTTATTAAATTATGTGCTTCATCAATAATAACAACAGAATTATCAAATATATTATTCTCAAAATTATTTGTCATTTTTTTCAACTTATCTCTCCTTAAACCGTTATAATGTATAAATTCATATTTAGATTCAATCATAACATTTATTTGGTCATTTAAACTATTTTGTTCGGATTGTTTCAATAAATTATCTTTCTCATTTTTACTATTACAATTAGGTGGTTTTGTAATGTTTACTAACCAGGCACCACCTTTTGACTTAATATATTCTAATGGTAAATTTAAAATACTGGATAATGTTTCAGCAGCTTCCGGATTTTTCTTAGTACTTACCCATTCCCAACATTGGTTCAATTTATATAAAGGGTCACCACATTTTTTCATCTCAACCCTATAATTTGCCTCTAAAGATGCGGGTGTCATAATATAAACTTTTTTAGAAGTTTTCATACCTTCAGAAATTCCTATAGAAGTACAGGTTTTACCACTTCCTAAACCGTGATATAATAATAAACCTCTGTAGGGTGTATATAAATTCAAGTAATCTCTTACTAATTTTTGATGAGTTAATAAATCAAAATTACCACTAGATTTTCCAATATTGTCACAAGAAATATTAGTGGAATCGTCTAAAATTTCATTTCTATATTCAATAAATAACCTATTAATGAAATCAATAAATATTTCTCGGTTATTCATATAATAACTACTAACTTTATAGATTACTTTTGATTTCTTCTCTGGTAATCTATTGATAATGTTAGTATTATCTATTTTAACCCAATATTCAGGTGGTAAAATAGATACTCCTTTTTTTACAACTTGTGTTTTCTTGGGTTTTTTATCAACAACTTTATTAAATTTACTATTTTTAAGTTTTTCAAAAAATTTATCGATGTTAATATTCATTTTTGCATCTTTTCGTTTATCAATAATTTCTATTTTTTGACTTATTAATCTCTCAGGGTCATTTTGTTGAGGAAAAATAATTTCAATCTGTTTAACTTCAATTTGTTTAAATGTAAGTTCATCCCTTGTTGGTTTTACTTTTAATTTTTCTAAAGTGTTCATTACTTATATTTATTAAATATATATATTTAAAATATATATTTAATAAATTAAATATTTATTTTTATTTTCTATTGAATAATTATGATTTATTTGTATGGTGATAGTCATATTAGTAATGGTTTTAAAGATTTAGAAATACCTTATAAAGATAATTTTTGTCCAAGTGTAACTATGTTTAGAATTGGTCGAGATAATAAAATTATAAATTTTAATAATAACGACCATAATGAAAGTAGTATTATTTGTATAGGTTATGGCGAAGTAGATTGTAGATGTCATATACAACGGCAAATAAATTTAAATAATAATGAAGATGATATTATAAAAAATTTAATAGAATCATATTTTTCTACTATAAAAAATAATATAAATAAATATTTTAAAATAATAATTGTCGGTATAATACCACCTGTTATAAAAGAAGAATATGAAAGATTTAATGGTGTAATAACTCACGAGTATCCTTTTGTTGGAAGTGATAAAGATAGGGTTAGATTTACAAATAAAATGAATAATTTAATAAAAGAATATTGTGATAAAAATAAATTTATTTATTTTTGTCCATACTCTTATTATACACGTGAAAATGGTACATTAAAATATGAATTATCAGACCGTACCGTTCATATTAAGGATACAAGTTATTTTTTAAATGAATTTTATAAACTTATGGATTCATTTATTATATAATTATTATATTACTTATTATAAATATGGATTTTTTAAATTTAAAAGAAATAGTTTATAATAATATCACATTTGATATTAAGCAAAATATAAAGACTATATATACAACAAATAATATATGTGAAAATACAAATACAAATGAAAAAAATATTGAATATTATGATACCTCTATAAATAATGAGGATTTAAAAATATTTTTTTTATTTGAAACCGAATATCATAATGCTTTTGGTCACTGGATATATGAAAACGCAACGTTTTTACCATTTATTAAATATTTTCCAAAAAATATGTACATTTTAGTCAATGAAAATGAATATAGAACATATAAAAAACTATTTTTTAACTTATTTAATATTAATGAAGATAAATTATATTATTTAAATAATACTATTGACCAAGAATTAGATTATAATTTAATTCCTGAAAATAATATATGTATTGTTTGTAGAAATTTAAAACTAAATACACAAATAAAAAATGAAAAATTTACAAATATTTTTACATATTTGACAGATAATTTTTGTCACGAAATATTTTCAAATAATAAGTTTGATTATACTAAAAAAATAAACCATTTATTTTTTCCAAGAAACAAAAAAGAAAATTACACTCCTAATAATAGGTGCGTAGATTATTCTAATCTTTATGAAATTTTAAAAGAAAAAGAATATGTAACATATAATACATTAGAAACTATTGATATTAAAGACCAGATACAATTATTATTATCAGCAGATAATGTATATTTAGAGTGGGGATCGTCATTTTTTGTAAATGGGTTATTTTGTCGTGATTCTAATTTATATACATATGGTAATGTTATGACAGATAAAGATAAAGATATTTTTTTTGAAAAATATAGTTTAACAAAAAAAATAAGTAATATTATAAAAAGAAATAATGATATTATATCTATATAAATAAAAAATTAATTTCGGTATTTACTTTACGGATAGAATTTATAATGTCATCTTTTCTAAATTCTAATATTAATATATTTGTATTTTTGTCATAACATTTTAAATGCTCATATGGTTGAATAATATGGTTTGAGTTTCCAAATAATTTACCTTGAATTAATTTATTTTCGTCAATTATCCCGATAATATTTTCTTTATTTTTGATTAAACTATATATTATTATCGTGTTATGACCTGCAGTTGCCAAAAATGTATTTTTTGGTATAATAATTGGTTGTAACAATTCTTTTATATAATTACTCCTATTTAAATTTACAATCCTTTCAATTTGAATTACTTCATTTGTTAATTCAAAATGTAAAAATAAACAAGAAAATGATTTATCTTTTGTATTAAAAATAATATTATTTATTAATTTATAATTATTTAATCCAAATATATATTCAATATCATTAATACTATATAAAAAAGTATGATGGTCATTAATATGAAGGATATTTGTTTTTTCCATATTTGGAATAGAAATAATTATGTTTTGTATTCCATTATTTTTACAATTTGTAATGAATTTTTTGGGTTCATATAAATGTTCAAATACGTGGGACATAATAATATTAGTTTTTGAATCAAATTTATAATCCTCACAATTTCCTTCAATATATTTAACATTATCTTGCATATTTGTCCTGTCAATTAAATAATCAAATACAGTATAATCCTTATAATATTGTATTAAATGTTTACCTAAAACGAAAGATGAACTTCCAACTTCAATTAAAGCATTATTTGGTTCAATACACTCAATTATAAATTTAATAAATGCCATATTATGCTGAATCCAGTTATAAGAAACATAATTAGGTAGTATATAATTTTGGTCATATAATATATTTGGGTCAAGTAATGTTTTTAATTGAATTGAATAACATTTTTCACAATATCCATATGACATCTCCCAATTAATATCTTTATTTATATTTTTAGGATAAATAATGTATAACGGCATCTTTACGGTGTAAATATCTATTAGATTAGATTTTTCATTACATAATATACAGTTATAGCGTTTATATGTTATAATATTCATACTAATATTTATACTAATTTTTTAAGTAAGATTTATTGGAATAATATTATAATCAACATAAAAGGTAAAATAATATCATACATTTTCTATTAATTTGGATAAGTAATTAATTAATAGATATATGAGTTGTATGATTAAAAATTATTGGGTTACATAGACATAAAAGATATATTTAATACTTTTTTATATTTCGAATGGTGTAATTGAATATAAATTTATTTTATCGAGTGCTTCTTTACAAGCAATTTGTTCAGCCTTCCTCTTTATTTTATGAAGTCCTTCTCCTAGAAATAGAAATATTTTTTCATTATTTTCAATATAATCTTTAGCAATTTTAAATGTTTTAATATTATCAATGTTTAATGCATTCTTAATATTTACTTCGTGCAATTGTTGTCCAATACATAAAAAAACCCCCATTTTATAACCATTTTCTAAATCGTGCTCTATTTCTAAATAGTAAGGAGTAACTTTGAATTCTTTTTGAATTTTTACTTGTAGAATATTTTTATAATTGTCATCATTTTGAATGAGTGATATCCAATCTATATGTTTTTCAAAAATATTTTCAACAAATTTTTGTGCCATTTGAAATCCGGGTCCAGTAACAAAAACGTTGGAAAACCAACCTTCTTCATCATTCACTTGAATTTTATTTAAATCTAAGAATAATGCTCCTAAAAATGATTCAAATAAACAACCTAATTTTTTTAAATTATTTCTAATTTTCTTTTCTTCAGCGTGTTTAGATAATATTAACCATTTATTTAGACGCATTTCCATAGCAATTTTACCTATTGCTTCATTTTTTACAATAGCTATTTTTTTTTCAGTCATAAACCCTTCATTTTCTTTAGGAAATCTTCTATACAAATAATATTTTGTAACAAGTTCAAGAATTCCATCTCCTAAAAACTCCAACCGTTCATTTGATTTAGTATGTAAAGGTAAGCAATCGTGTGGTTTTGGGACAATCGTGATTTTTTGTAATGTGTTTTGTATTTGAGGTCTTTTTGTATATGACCGGTGAACAAATGCTCGTTTATACAAATTGATATTATTTACTATTCCAGGAAGTCCATATTTAGTGAGAATAGATTGAACATCATTCAATGTAATCTCCACATTTAAATTATTATAAGGATTAAATATTAATCCGTCGTCACTTTTAATAAAATCATCATCGTGAAGTAGAAATTTGTCGTTTTTTTCTTCCATTTTATTAATTATATAATTATATATTTATATCATTTTATTATAGTATTTAGGAATTTTTTATATTTATAATCTATATAATGGCACTAATTGTTGGACATAATGGACCGTCATCATACGCTAATTCAATTGCTAATAGAACCGCACAAAGTGGTGGATCCGTTGGTGGTGATAAAAAAGCGGGCATTTTTGGTGGTTCAGTAGGATGGCCTCGAGGTAATATTCCTGCGTCAGTTTTCTGGAGAGCACCACAAAGAACCCCAACCTTGTTACAAATGGCTTTATTGACAACTAGAAACCCAAATCAATTAAGAAGAGGGTCATATGCAGTTACCCACAGTGGTGTTCTAGGATAAAAACCGCCTTTAGAATATGCGGAACCCTAATAGATATATTTAATTCTATCCAAAGATAAAATTAAATTTTTAAATCGGT